ACAACTCCGTTGATCGTTCGCATCTGTGAAGACGCAACAAACGCAAACCCACGCCAACCGGCAAAAAATCCCCATTCCAAATCCTTAAGACTTTTCCACTCCATGTACTTATCACTTGGCCCCCACATAGCCAAGTCTGTGCCCTGCACATACCCCGCCGCCGGCTGTTCCTTCGGCCGCTTCGTCACGTTCTGCGGGCTGCTATGCACACCACGCCGCGACCGGCCCTGCTGCAACACCTGGCCCGGGATCGTGATCCGCTCCCGCACACCACGTTCAGCGCGCCCGGCAGCCTCTACCTTCTGCTGCTGCTCACGGTCCACCTTCGCTTCACGGCCTGCCGCCTGGCCCTCACGGGCACGCTGCAGCAGCCGCTGGAACTGCAGATCAACCGTGATCAGGGTGTCAGTCATCCACCGCGAACTGCAGCGTGTACGTCTTGGACTGGCCCGGTGCCAGCTGGATTGCCGGGGTCTCCTTGATGGTGCCGTACAGGTAAGTCTCAGTCGCGATCCTCACCGCCACCGTGTCGTAGGTGTAGCCGGTGCCAGCAGAGGCAGCGGTGAAGGTGGCCGTGATGGACGGCAATTCATACCGTGCATCACCGGCATCGTATGACCCGGTGCCGATCGTGCCGGTGACCGGGGCATAGCTCGCATCACCCGTGATCTCTTCGGCTTGCCAAGCGGCATAGGTGCTCTCAGCCGTTAGGCCCGTGGTGTCGTTGAAGGCCAGGAACACCTCAAAGGCTTTCCCCTCCAGCGCCGCGGCAGCCTGGCGCTTCAATTCCTTCTGGCTGATCGTCAGGGTCGTCGCCATATCAGGCCACCGTCAGCACGCCATTGGTGGCGCTGAAGTCGATCTGGAACGTTTGCGTGTCGCTCAACGTCAGTTCCGACCCGTAGTCCCACCACGCGATGAGCGGATCCGCCGGGCTGGTCGGGGTGTCATTGAACAGCACCACATAGCGGAACGGGCCGATGCTGCCGCCTGCTGCCGTGATCAGCGCGGGGTCCGCCAGGATCAGCTTTGTGGTGCCAGTCGTCTGCTCGCAGCTGGTGATCGTCACTGCCAGCGCCCCGCTGTAGCCGTTGCCGGTGCTGATCTCCGCCAGGTCGGCCTTCACCGCATCAGCTGACGCGGAGGGCGTCGCATTGCTCAGGTAGACCTTGAGGGTATCGGCGCTGAGGTTGTGGACCTTCTTGCACAGATCCTCACTGAACTGGTGGAACTTGTTGTAGGTGGCCATACCGGCTCCGTTGTGCTTCTAGGTTGCCTCAGATGTTCTCATACGGTCCAGTCGGCACCACCAGCGGGCGGGCATAGCCGACGGTATAGCGGAGGTCATCAATCCGACCGCCAAAGCCGTAGGTGTCGCCCGTGCTGTAGTTGCCGATCACAGTCTTGCGACCCAGGTAGCTGGGATTGAAGGCGTAGTCGGTTGCATCCGTTACGGTGGTAGTGGACAGGGTGCCATTGACCGCGTGCTTGACCACGCCTGACTCTCTGACGCACCACACATGTACCCACTGATTCAGCGCAAAGGCTGTGCTCTGCGTGAGCGAGCTACCGCCGTCCTTGATCCAGTTCAGATAGACCGTCGTGGAGTTGACGTAAGAGGTGATCAAACGACCGCTGCCGATGCTATTGGTCGGCACTGATAGCAACGTGCCGCTAAGGATTGGCGACGTTGACGGAATGTAGATCCAGCACTCGATCGTGAAGTCACCTGTGCCCGGTGCCAGCACCTCATCATCGAACGCGACCGCATGGCCGGTGTAGCCGTAGCTGGCCGGTGGCCAGCTGAACCGCCCTGCGCCCGTGCCCCACTTCACGTAGTCCGTCGCGATCTGCGCGGAGCCGTACACCTCAGCGGTGAGCGTGTTCGTCTGCGCCTGGTTCTCGAAGAACGTGCTGCCGCTGGTGCCGTCGAAGTGCATGATCAGCTTTGTCATCTGCGCGATCGGGTCTTTCGTCAGCTGCACCGGCTGCCCGTCGATCACATACCGCCCGGCATCGGCCACCATGAGGAACGGCCCGGCATCCTGGCCCGTCACCGCATAGCTGCCACCTTCCAGCGCGAGCGTGGCCGTTGGCGCACTACTGGCCAGCAGCGCATCTTCACCCGTCACCAGATAGTCACCAGCGTCTGCGGTGAGCGCATAGGTGACGCGCAGCGTTGCATCCTGCCCGGCCACTGAGTAGGCCCCGGCATCAGCTGACAGGCTGGCGATGATGACCACCATCTGCGCCCGGGTGACGGCCACCACAGCAGTCGTGCCCTGATCCAGCGCATACGGCAGATCCGTCACCGCCAACACCGCCCGCGTGATGCCCAGCAGCACCACCGTCTCGGCAAACGGCTCCAACACATAGTCCGGCGTCAGCTCCGACGGGAACACCGGCCCCTGATCGGTCGGCAAGATGTCCTGAAACAGGTAGCAGAGATCCGGTGCCGCATCGCTCCAGTCCGGTGGCAGCGTGGCCTGATTCGCTGCTGCCGGGGCAGGGTTGACCACGACTGCCGGGGCTGCGGGCAGCGTGGTAACACCAGGCGCGACCGGGAACCAGATCGAGGCGGTCGGGATGCTGCAGAACGCTGAGGATGCACGGCGGGCCAGTTGGCCCGTCAGCACATAGGCGCCCGCATCACAGGCCAGTGTGTAGGTCATGAACCGATGCCTCCCCAGAACAGCGCATCAATCGATGCGACGATGCCCTCCGCGCTGAAGGTCCAGCTCGCGGCGTTGCAGCGATACTGCCCGGTCAACCCGTCGGCGTTGATATAGAGCGGCGCGAACGGTTCACGCGGCATCAGCTCAGCCGCCACCTGGATGCTCACGCCTTGACGGTTGCCCAGCAGCAGCCGATTCTGACACCGGCCGAATGCCATGGCCTTCTGTCGCGCCTGGCTCGGTTGCACCTTGAACGTGGTCGGCTGGTAGCCGAGCGCCAGCCCGGCATCGTCGCTGTAGTCGAACACATCATCGCCGGTGTACGGGATCGTCAGCGATACGATCCGCTCCGCATCGACAGCACCATAGGAATAGATCAGCGTGGCCGATTCCTGTACCACTTCGGTGTTGAACTTGTTGCGACTGACCTGCTTCTTCTGCTGCGGTGGCTTGCTGTAGATTTCACGCTCCACATCAACCGGCTCGGGTTCGTTGCGGCCCGGTTCGGTAGCCTGATCCGTGCCCTGCAACTGGTTCTCAGGGCTGGTGATTGTGATTTCAACCTGCGTGCCCTGATACACCAGGCCCTGTGTCTCGATCGAATCAATGTAAGCTTGCGTGCGTTCAGCGCTCTCAAACGACAGCCGGCCCTCAGTGCTCCCCTGCTGGCCCTGCTGCGTTTTGCTCCAGTGCAGATACTGCGAGGTCACTGTGCGTTCGTAGTTGCCAGCGTAGGTCTTCTCAACCTGCGTCAGCCCTGTTGTAACGATCGTGCTATTCAGCGACACGCTGCCGGCGCCGTCAATGTCCTCAAAGACATACTGTAGGCTCAAGCCGCCGGCCAGCTCGGCCACTGTGCTGTATTCCGTCGTCGTGATTGTTGCCTGCCGGCCCTGTGCGTCGTAGGTGTACGTTGTCTCTGATCCGCTGATACAGGTTGAGGACTGCGGCGCCAGATTAAAGCTGAGCCGTTGTGCTGTATAGGCCGGTGCTGCAGCCCATAGCGGCTTGCTGGATTCGTCAAAGCTGCGGGAAATCTTGCCTCCATTGAACTCTGAGTAGCTGCGCGATCGTGGGGTGTAGCTGTAGGTCTCATCCTTCTGATCGCCCGCCAGCGTGGTGTAACTGATCGGCACCACCACAGGGAAGCCGACCGTATTGGTATCGGTCCACGTTGGCGACTCATCCAACGGTGGATCAGGATTCGCCGGTTCTGCGGGCGGTGGCGGCGGCACCGGATCGCCGGGGTCGGATGGCAGCTGCTCATTCCCTGCCCCGTCCGGTTCGTACTCGGCCTCTACCTCTACCTCTGGCTTCAGCCGGCGCGCCGTGGTGTAGTTCACGATCACGGTTTCGCCCGGGCGGTTTCCGACACCGATCGCGCGGAGGTCGATGATGTTGCTGCTGTCGAACACCGGCCCCACGCCAGCATCACCCTCCAGGCTGCGGATCACCAGCCGTTCGCGTTCGTTCAGGTAGCCGAAGTAGTTCTCGGAGACCAGCAGATCAGACAGCAGCGGCAGGATGCCGTTCCGTAGGTCGAACTCTTTCACGGCCACATACTGATTCACCAGCGGCACCGCAGCCGCCAGCGTGATCTTCATGTAGCTGCACAGGTACTCCACAATGCGGGCAGCACTGAGCGGGAAGGTGACGTAGCGGTTCAGGTGGGTGTATTCCTTCAGGATCGCCTCACGCTCAGCCGCTTGGGTCGGCATCAGAGTCGATGGCACAAACACGCCGCCGGTTGCTGATCGACGGCTGGCGATGCGCGCCGTGACGTATTCCTCTGCTGCCACATCGACCGCGATATATCCGCTGGTGGTCGGGTCATCCTCCAGCCCGGACACGATTGCGAGCACATCGCTGGCCTGGTTCCTGATCTTGATGTTCGGGGTCACATCCTCGAACTGGGTCAGCTTGCAGCCGATCTGCACCGTCGTGATCGCACGGAACGGATCTGCGAAGCTCGACAGCACCCGCAGCTTGCGGGGCAGCCTGGCGCCGATCGTGCCGCGAGTCCAGGCGAACTCCACGACCTGCCCCACATCAGGCCGAAACACACCAGCCAATTCGACCTGGCCGCGAGTCTTGACCAGCCCGGAACCCTGCACGGCCTCATCCGCGAAGTTGCCCGAGATCACCGGGCCGAGGCTGCAGTAGACGTTCGCGCGGATGTCGATCGTCATCGGATCTGCACCAGCGACAGCGTGACGGTGTAGCGGGTGCTCTTGGCGCCGCCGGTGACGATCACCTCAGCACTGGCCCGTGGACCTTCGCCCAGCGGGAACCATGTCCCGGCTGCCGGGGTGCTGGCTGTGATGGTGGTGTACCAGGATTGCAGCGATGCCCAGCCGGCCGCATCAGTGGTGCCGCTTACCTGCCGCACCAGCGAGGCCCCCAGGGCCCCGGTGAGGTAGTGGCGACCTGCTGCCGTCAGCTGCGGCTGCGGGGCATCCTGAAACGCCTCCATGGGCTGCGTGAGGGTGAGCACGACACCGCCGACCGTGACGGTACCGAGCGCCGGCCGTTCGGTCGCTTCGCTCTGCTGCCGCTGCTTCTCACGCTCCCGCAGCAGCACCGCGAGCGCCTGATTGGCGTCCACCAGCGTGACCGAGGCCTGAGCCAGCTTGCCGACCTGCTCCGCAGATGGGGCCTCACTGAACCAGCAGGCAACGCTGGTCCAGGTCTGGCCGTGGCCGGTGCCGGAGAATGCCACCGTGGTGCCGACTGTGCCGCTCGACAGCGTGTCGGCATCTTGGATCCGGGCATTCCGCCATGTGTCGTAGGCGCTGCAGAGCGTGGCCCATTCAGCTGCGGTGAGCAGCCCGGTAACCTGCCACTGCCGTGCGGTCAGGCCTTCGCGGGCGGTGCCCTCATAGCCGAACGGTTGGCCGGTGAGGGTGGGGAATGATGCGGCGCCGATCGTTACGCTCATCGCAGGTTGTTGATGGTGTTGACGGCCATGTCACCGCCGAGATTCTGTCGCACGTTGACCTGCACCTCCCACTTGCGGGCGGCAAGCTGCTTGAGCGCAGAGGTGTTTTCAGACATCGCGGTCTGTAGCGTCTTCTCTGCATTGGCCAGTGTGCCAACCTCGCCCGCGAGCCGTTCCAGCTGCCGGAAGGTGAGCGACTGGAGCTGCAGCTGGCCGCCTTGCATGCCCAGCCCGTAGCGGTAGGCCACCCGGGCAGGATCGAATGCACCGGCCCGCTCGGCAGCCCTGATCCGCTCTTCATTGATCGCTCTGGCCCGCTCGCGCTGTTGATTCGTGGCGATGGCGAACGCCTGCCCCACCGCCCCGGCGAAGCCCTCACGGGCACCGCGCAATGCCTCGGCGCTGGACTTGACCAGTGATGCCGCATCCTTCAGTCGATCGGCCGCGCGGCGGGTGGCCTCCTCGATCGCGATGCCGACACGGGCTTGGGCTTCAGCGATCTCGTTCGCAGCGGCTGCCAGTCGCACCGGATCACCGCCGGCTGTTGCTGCTGCGTCGTCATAGGCCAGCATCGCCCGCGCCACGTTGCGCCGGGCGGACTCCACCGCCAGCAGATCCTGGGCACGGGCCAGCTGCTCATCCTGCAGCCCACGCGTGCGGAGCAGATCAGCCAGTTGCTCACGGGTTGAGGTGTTGCGTTGCGCGGCAGCGACCAAACGGGCCTGCTTCTCAAGATCAGCCGCCTTCAGCGCCGCTTCCGCATCGGCTGCCTCCTTGTCCCGCAGTGCTGCAGCCTCCCGGCCAGCCGCGGTGAACTCGCGGGCCTTGATCGTCAGCCGGCCGATCACCTCCACCAGTTTCTCGGATGACAACTCCAACCCGCCGAAGATGTTCCGCGTGCCCTCGGTTTCCGCCAAGGCATCACTGAGCAGCCTCCGGGCTTGCGTGAAGCTCAGCTCTGGAAAGCGATTGATGAGACCGTCAACAACACCCGACAGCTGCTTCGCCTGCTCCTTACCAGCGTTGAACGAGTCGGCAATGCTGTTCTGCCGTGCTACTGCGCCCAAGCCCTTGAGGGCTTTCGTTAGGTTCCCGGCTGCAATCGTGAGCGCCGGCAGAATCGCTTGACCGATTGCTGTATTCAGCTGATCCAGCGCGTCTTTTAGCCGTTCATACTGCTGCGCTGCTGTGCCTGCACCGGTGGCACCGGAAGTCAGCTCATTCAGGCCTTTGGTCAGTGCCGGGAAGAACTGAGTAGCCGAGAGCTTGCCCGACTCCACCAGCTTGATGAGCTCCCGGCTGGTGATCCCGAGGCCCCGTGCGGTAGCAGCAAACGCGATCGGCAGCCGTTCCCCCAGCTGGCCCCGCAGTTCTTCCATCTGCACCGTGCCCTTGGCCGCGACCTGCTGCAGCGCCAACAGGCTGCCGTTGATCGCATCATTGCTGAGCCCGAGCGCCTGGCCTGATCGGGCGACTGCAGCGAAGAGTTCCTTCTGTTGATCCAGTGAGACCTGGGCCGCGGTGGCTGCAGCGGTAAAGCTGGCGAAGCTGCCGGCGAGGCCCTTGAAGCTGAGGCCCAGCTGATCCGCCAGCTGACGGGTGAAACCCAGAGCACCGGCGGCGCCCTGCTGCCCCAGCGTGTTCTCAAGCCTGCGGGTGATGGATTCAAGCTCTGCCGCGGCCGATGCCGCCGACTTCAAGCCGGCCACTACGGCGCCAATGCTCAGGCCGACGCCAAGCGCACCGAGCGCACCCTGCAGCGCACCAAACCCAGAGCGCATTTTCTCGGTCGTGCGGGTGGCGTCATCACCCCACCGACGCACCGACTGCTCCGCTTGCCGCAACCCCGCCTGCAGCGGTTTCGGGTCTGCCGTCAGCAGCAGCTCAGCGGTGCCAAGTCGTTCAGCCATGGCCTAGCTTGCCCCCACCCGAGCGGCAACCTAGGCCATGGCTTCCGCTCTCACCGCACTGGCCAACGCCAGTGCCACACTCAATCTCCCCACCGCCGGCACCACCACGGACCCGGTGACGGGCAACATCCGCGCCAACATCGAAACGGCCACCGTGGAGCTGTTCCTCCGTCAGGCCACCATGGAACCGACCGACCTGCCCGGTATCAACGTCGAGGGCGACGTGCTGGAGGGGTATGCCATGGATGCCCTTGATGCCAGGATCCAGCCGGGGACCGTCGGCACCCTGCTCTACTCCGGCGTCACCCATCGCTGCGAGATCCTCGCGACCCGTGAGCCGTTCGGTACTACCGGCCTGATCGGATCCACCCTCCAGTCGGTGCTGGGCGATCGGGTCCGGCTGATCCGCTACCGGCAGGCTGCATGATCCGCGCACAGGTCAACCTGACCGGCTTCGAGGCCGCCAAGGACTACAACTTCCGGGTCAGCACGCTGCTCTGGAAATACAGCGACTACCTCGGGGATGCCTTCAAAGCCCGTATCCGCGCGCAGGTCTACTCATGGCCCGGCAAGACGCGCCGCAGCAACGGCCAGACCGTCACCAGCCCCCGCGACATCGTGGACACCGGGGCATTCCTCCGCAGCCAGGTCAGGCGCAAGGAGTCGCTCACCGCGATCCGCTTCACATGGGGCGAAACCTACGGGGTCACCTATGCCGGCTTCATCCTGCAGGGAATCCCGGAGCGGAACTACCCACCCCGGGACTGGATCACGCCACCCATTGCGCTGAGACCACCCGAAGCGTTCTTCGCTGCCGAGTGGTCCCGCTTCGGCTCCCTCAGCTGACCGTCGCCACCGTGAAGGTCGGCACAGTGTCGGTGCCGGCACCGCCGACATCACCCAGCGCCACGGTGAGCACATCGCCCACCTTGTAGTTCCGACCGCCGAGCACGATCGTCGGCGCACTGGTCACGGTGCCGCCGGCGCCCACCGTGATGTCAGCCGTTGCACCGGCACCCGATCCACCGATCAGTACCACATCGTCGTAGGTGGCAGCCGTAAGGCCACTGCCTGCCGTAGTGATGGTCACGGTCGCAATCGGGTTGCCCTGCGGCCACCACTTCAGCGCACCAAAGCCGGTCAGCGTGAACCCCATTGTGGCAGTCTCACCGACCTGATTCCCAGGATCAAACCCGGTCACCGTGGCCACGCCGGCATGGATCTCGGCGTCATCGCCCGAAGAATCCTTCACGGGGGTTTTCAACCAGAACTTCACCGCCGCACCATCGGGGCCATCCTCGAAGGCTTGCTTGAGGATCTTGTAGCCCGGATCCGACGGCTTGAAGTTCGTGGTGATCGGCAGGCTGTAGGCCACTGACGTGACCCGATCCTTGGTCCAGCCCGGATCGGAGTCATAGTCAATGATGCTCGTGCTGTTGCTGGTGCCCGCCAGCGGGGCATTCGTCAGGTTGTAGACCTTGGTCAGGCTGCCAGTGCTGGTCGGGTAGCTGTCGCTGGTGGTCGCAGCGCCGACATACAGCTCATAGCCGAAGGCGAGAAACTCCCCAGCCACGTTCAATCCTCAGGAACTGCCCTAGCTTGCCCGCTACGGCTCATCGCTCAGCAGATCCCATGGTGTCGGCCGCTGGCATTCATGCAGCGCCCAGTCCCGCGTCTCGTGGTCCGTGCCGCTTGTGGCCACCAGCGCCTCCCTGAGCTTGTCGGTCGTCACCCCCAGCTCTCGCGCCGCCTGCGCCGGTGGTACGCCCCAGTCAATCAGCCGCCGCGCCTTCCGCCCTAGTTCCCGCACATGACCCGGTGCCGTCAACCCGAAGTTGTGGTCTCGGATCCAGTGGCAGCACTCGCCGCGCGCGAACCGCTCCAGGATCGTGCTCAGCTTGCCCCGCTCTGGATCCCAGGCCCGGAATGCCTTGAGGAACGCCACATCGATGCAGCTGTAGACATCTTCCCGCCGCATCTGCTGGTACTTCCGCGTCAGCCGATGGCCCAGCCATCTCACCAGCTGAATGTTCTCCGCATACAGCCGCCCGCAGCGGTGTCGTTCTTCGCGCGTGAACGGTTGCGCCAGCCAGCTGCTAGACCGCCGCGCCGTAGCAACAGGCTCCTCATCCGTGGCGAACAGCTGTAGCTGCATCGCCACAGTCTACGGGCCGTCTCAGGCCCGGCTCATCGTGATCATCCCCACCGAGGATGCCGGCTTGCTGGTGGTCAGGCACCCCAGCAGCGGCACCAGGGAGGGGAGCACATTCAGCGCATTCTTGTAGAGCGGCGCACCGCCACCATCGCGGAACACCAGATCGAGCGCACCATTGCCGAGGTTCACGCTGCGGAGGTTCGCATTTGGGATCCCCGGCACCAGCTCACCACTGACCTGCGCCGTAGTGCTGAACGCCCCAGCATCACCCAGCAGCAGCTCGGCCAGCTGCCAGGTTGCCTCCTGCACCTCAGCCGGGATCTCGTCTGACGCATAGTCGAACTCACCGCATGCCGCATCGGTCCGGGGCCAGGCCAGCGCCTGTGTGGTTGAGGCCCGTGCGCCAATCCATGCCAGCTCATCCAGCCGGGCGGTAGCCGCCAGCAGCGCCCGCGTCCGGTTGTCGGTCGTCGCGGTGCTCCATGCTGTGGTGCCCAGCACATCGTCGGCATAGGCTGTGCCCTGCGCGATCGTGATGTAGCTGTTGGAGCTCGCACCGCCCACGGTGCTGTTGATGGCGGATGGCATCGGTTACTTCCTGCGGCGACGGCCGCCAGTGAGGGCAGCGCGGGCGGCCTGGCCTGCAACGTAGGTAGCAGCTGCCGCCTTGGCCACAGCCTTCACCGCCTTGGGTGTTCGTCCTTTGGTGCCACGGTTGCGCTCCATCGCAGCAAGGCTCCGCTTTGCGCCCGCAGCCTGGCGATTCTCGGCAGCACTACGGAACGGCGATGCCTTGCGGGCAGTACCGCTCAGCTCCTTGTAGCGAGTCTTGGCCGCATTGGTGGGTGCTTTGCTCATCTTCTGCGGCTTGGCTGCTGTCGATTCTGCAGGCTTGGCCGGTGCCTTGCGGGCAGCACGCTCAGCACTCACCGAACCCTTGCGGCTCACGGTGCCAGCACGAGAGGCAGACTTGAGGGCATCACCACCGGCGCCGGACTTGCGCCGCAGCCCGCCCGCACGCTCCTGTGCAGCCTTGCCACCGGCAAAGCCCTTGGCCTGCACGCGGCCACCGATGCCGGTAGTGCCTGCCGCACGCAATGCGCCGGCCCGGGCAGTATTCGTGGCTCGGCTGGTCGCAGACTTACTGCCACCGCCACCCTTGCCGCCGCTACGGCCACCACCTCCCCCGCCGCCGCCGGAGAACCTGCCGCTGGAATCACGCCGATAGGAACGGGCCATAGTCTCAGGGGATCATGCCCTAGGTTGCCTCACGCACTGCACGGTCAAGGCTGATCTCGCCATCGATCAGCCGCTTCGCGCGGGCCTTGCCGAAGATCTCACCGGCCGTGTCTGGGTTCTGCCGGATCCAGCCCTCCACATCCGTGCGGAATGGCACCACCTGCTCGCCTTTGTCGCCCACCACGATCCGGCGGTTGTCCTCACCGCGCCAGGTGCTCGGAATCAGGTAGCAGCGGCAGTTGTGCGTTAGGATACCATCAGCGAAATACACTCCGCTCAGCGTTGAAAAATCGTACACAGGAAGGTCATGCTTCGTCTCAGTCTTGACTACGGCCACATTGTCGAGCTGTATCGCTCCGGCATGAGCGAAAACCAGATCGCGAAGCAGCTCGGTGTCGCACGGGGCACTGTGCGCAAGCGGCTCGTCAAAGCTGGGGTGACGCCGCGCAGCCAGAGCGAAGCCGAGGCCCTCAAGTGGTCCCATCTGACCCGTGACCAGCGCCGCCAGCGCATGACCGCTGCCCACGATGCCGTTCGCGGCACAGTGAAGAGCGAGGAGACTCTGATCAAGCGGGCTCAGACGATGCACGCGCGTCAGCTCCGCATCAGCAACACAGAACAGCGCATCGCTGACATCCTCCGCGCTCACGGCCTGGTCGTTGAACAGCAGCTGGCTGTTCACATATTCAATGTCGACATCGCCCTGCAGGCTCACTCCATCGCCGTGGAAGTCAACGGGGGCGGCTGGCACACGACAACGGCTCACCGCGTCAAGATGGCCCAGAAGGCCGAATGTCTCTTCAGCCGTGGATGGGGCCTGGTGCAGGTCTGGGTTGATCGCCGCTACTCGGTCGAACGGACGACAGATGAGCTGATCACCCTCCTCGACAAGCTTTGCGGGCTTCCATCCGTGGCTGGTGAGCACTGGATGATTCTCGGTGAGCGAAACGAGCCGACCGCCATCCGTGCCGATAGTGACCACTGGACCTGTGTAGGTACTGCGCATGGCACCCGCGATGATGCCCGCCTCGATCCGGGTTGAGCCGATCACGCAGTTCAAGTGCGGGTCGATCTTCCGCCGCCCATCCCAGAACGCTCCTGGGGTGTCCTGCAGACGTTCCGTACCATCCTGCCCCACGCACACCGGGCACGTCCTGCTGTCGAGCACTGCCGTCCACGTGAACCGGCCCTGCAGCCAGTCAGGGTCGGTCTCGAATTGGTAGATCGCCTGCTGCGCAGCACTACCGACGCTGTGCACACCGCTGCGGATGGTGGCCTCCACCGCATTCTCGGCCGTGGTCCTTACTGCCGTCTCGAACGTGGCTTCAACGCCTGGATCGTTCAGCCCCAGCCGGATGTAACGCTCTGCCCGATCAGCGATGCTTGCCGGCAGGCTGCTGGTCAGCTGCTCCCCGAGGGGCCGGCCGTTCACGATCACGCCATTCACGATCGCCGGCACATTCACCACTGCCGCGCCTGGGTTGGACAGTGTGCCGCCGGCAGCTTCCACCAGCCGCCGGGCCTGCCTCATCTGCTGCTCCACAAACGGGCTCAGCTCCTCCTGCAAGCTCGCCAGCATCGGAATGCCCCACTGATCACGCACCTGCCGGGCGATCACATCAGACACGGCCCGGATGATCCGCTCACGGGCCGGGCCGGGCTCCAGGGCGCCCGATTCGCGGATGATGCGGTCCACATCGGAAAGCACCGGCCGGAGACTGGCCAGTGCTGCCCG